AACTATTTATCTATAGACCAGGCGCTTACTAATCTTAATAATTTATTGTTAACGAGAAAGGGTGAAAGAATAATGCATCCTAACTTTGGAACAAGATTAACTGAAGCGTTATTTGAGCAAAACTTTCCAGCAGTTAGAGAATTTGTTCAACAAGATGTAGAGGCAGCGGTTACTAAGTGGCTACCATATATTAAATTAGAAAGTGTGGAAGCTAGAGTACCTAAAGTTGCCGGTTCAAACCCATCTATGTGGGATCCATTACATGGAATACTTGTAAAGGTTGTATTTGGACTAAAAAACAATAGGCTCGATAAACGTGAAATAGTACTAGATATAAAGGCAGATTAAAAATGGCAATTAACACTACAAAAAAAGATTTGAGGTATCTAAATAAGGACTTTTCCGATTTTAGAAGTAAGTTAATAAACTACTCAAAAACATATTTTCCAGAGACCTTTAACGATTTTAATGAATCGTCTCCAGGTATGCTATTTATAGAAATGGCTGCTTATGTTGGAGACGTTTTATCCTACTATATGGATAATCAATTAAGGGAAAGTTTACTAACTGAGGCACAAGAAAGAACGAATGTTATGGCAATTGCTAGAGGACTTGGATATAAGACTGTACCATCAGTTGCCTCATCATGCGTTCTTGACGTTTACCTTTTATTACCTGCAAAAGGTTCTGGAGAAACTTCTCAACCAGATTGGCAATATGCTCCAATAGTAGACGAAGGAATGCAGTTAAAAGCTAAAGGCGCAGGAAATATAAGTTTTTTCAGCTTGGCGCCAATTGACTTTGCATTTTCTGGCTCTATGGACCCAACAGACGTATCAGTATACAAGATAGACGAAAATGGAAATCCAGAATCATATCTATTGAAAAAACAGGTAAATGTTCAGTCAGGAACTGAATTAGAGACGAGCTTTAACTTTACTAATCCGAAAAAATTTGATAAAATACGTTTAACAGAATCTGATGTAATAGAAATATTAGATGTTAGAGACACAGATAATAATAAGTGGTATGAAGTAGATTACTTGGCTCAAAATACCGTTTTTGAAGAAATTAGAAACGTCGCTATAACTGATCCAGCGCTTGCTCAATTTAACGATGAAACTCCATATCTACTAAAATTAAGAAAAACAAGTAGAAGATTTACTACAAACGTTTTACCAGACCTTTCAACAGAAATATTATTTGGAGCTGGAAACTCTTCTACTGCAGATGAACTTATAGTGCCTAATCCAGAAAATGTTGGTATGGCATTACCTTATGGAAATACCTCTGCAATGGATAATGCCTGGGATCCATCAAATACAATGTTTACAAGAGCGTATGGACAAGCCCCAGCAAATACTACATTAACGGTTAAATTTTTAGTTGGTGGTGGAATAGAATCAAATGTAAAGGCTGGAACAATAACAGATGTGAAAAAGGTATCTTTTAGTGTAGATAATGACCAACTATCTGAAGCAACTTTACAATTTGTAAAGAAATCTTTAGCCGTAAACAATCCTATACCAGCTACTGGAGGAAAATCTCAAGAAACAATCGAAGAAATTAGGCAAAACGCTTTAGCATTTTTTGCTGCTCAAAATAGAGCCGTAACTAGAGAAGATTATATAGCAAGAACATATTCTATGCCTGGAAGATTTGGAAATGTAGCAAAGGCATTTATTATACAAGATGAACAGAAAAATCCAAAGTCTGGAGGTATAGTTGAAAACCCACTTGCCCTTAACCTTTACGTTTTAGGATATAATAGTAATAAACAATTAACTAAGGCTAACGTAGTAACGAAGGAAAACTTAAGAAGCTATTTGAGTAATTTTAGACTATTGACTGATGCCATAAATATTAAAAATGGATTTATCATAAATATTGGAATAGATTTTTCTATAATACCTTTACCAGGTTACCAAGGAAAGGAAGTATTATTAAAGTGCATAAACAAACTAAAAACTATATTTGATATAGATTTATGGCAATTCAATGAGCCAATCATGCTAGGAAACGTTGCAACAGAATTAGATAAGATAGAGGGTGTACAAACAGTTATTGATTTAGATGTACACTGCAAGTATGATGTAGGAGCAGGATACTCTGGAAACTTTTATGATATAAAATCTGCTACTAAAAATAAAATAATTTACCCTTCACAAGACCCAGCAATATTTGAAGTCAAATATCCAGATGATGATATTAGAGGTAAAGTGGTGACGTTTTAGAGGAGATAGCTAATGAGATATTCAATAACAGCAAAAAAAGACGCCACTATCTACGAAGCATCTGCCAGTATGAACAGTGGTATTGATGAGATATTAGAATTATCAAAAATAGTTAGTTCTTCTAGAACAACTAATGTATATAATTCAAGAATTCTAATAAAGTTTCCACTAGAAGAAATTTCTAGTTCTATGGTTGCAGGAATAATTCCTAGTACCAGTGAATCATCTGCTCCAAAATTTGAACTTAATCTATTTACTAATGATGCACATCAATTAGCATATAAGTATGGACTAGAAGCCTTTCCTGTTTCTGAATCATGGGATATGGGTAAAGGAAGAACAATGGATAAAAAAGTTACCCCTGGAGGTTCTCTAAAATATGAAGAGGAAGGGGTAAGTTGGCAGTATAGAGATGGCAAAAGATTTTTTGGTACAAGATGGACAACTGGGTCAGCAACATATACTGCAGGTACAACGGGTTCATTTGCAACAGAACCTGGAGGAGCTACTTGGTATACTGGATCTGGCTATGTAGGCTCACAATCGTTTGATTATGAAGCAACAGATGTATCTATGGACGTAACAGATATAGTAAACAAATGGCTAGAAGGAACAATTGACAATGAAGGTTTTATTATACTTAGAAGTGGTTCTAATCAAGGAAATACTATTGACGAAGAAAGAAATGGAATTCCTTATGGAGACTTATTATTCTTTTCTACAGACACTCACACAGTATATCAACCAAGACTAGTAGTATCTTGGAAAGATCGTGAAGATAGTTTAAGTGGTATTTCTGCAATAGACGTTACAGCAGACAATATAGTAGATATTAGAAATAGAGGCGCATATAAGAAAGGCGACAGAGTAAGGGTAGATATTATTGCAAGACCTAAATTTCCTGCAAAAACATATGCAACTGAATCTGAAGCATTAACAAAATATAAATTACCAAATCTTTCGTATTGGTCTGTCAAAGATATGATAACAGAAGAAACGGTGGTGCCTTTTGATAGTCAATCTACTTGGATAAGTTATGACTCTAATGGAAGTTATTTTAATATATGGATGGACCAGTTCTATGACGAAAGAAGATATAAATTCGTGTTTAAGTCTATAACTGGAGATTACAATTATCCAACAACTGAAACAATATACGATAATGATTTGACCTTTAAGGTGGTGAGATAGTATGGCAAGAAGAAAGACTAATTACAGTCCTAAAAAACGTGTAAGAAATAGTAAGGTGACTTCAAAACTGGCCAGTACTAGAAGACCGGTTAGAAAGAGAAAGCCTACGTATCCTAAGGTAGCTATAATGCCAAAAGCAGACACAGTAGCTCCTAGAAAAATAGTAAGAAAAAAGCCAGGGTTCGATGATAGGTTTGAAGCAGTTGATAAAGAGTTAACGCCATTTGCTAGGGCTTGCGTAATAGAAGCAGAAAAAGGCGAAAAACAGTCTTATCTATTAAGAGATGATTTTGACTTTGACTTAGGATCGTTTTCAGTTAAACCAGCCGAAAAAAAACGAATAGCTAGTGATGGCGGATCAGACGAAGGATTAGACTTAGTAAACACAGAAAAGGTAATTAGAAACTCAAAAGGAATAATAATATCTAAAGAAACTAGTGAAGAAGACAAAGAAACATATGTTGTTGCTTCTACTCGATACGTATTTGAACTTGATAATTATGAAAGAGTAATCGATACCGAGTTTAGTGAATTAGCAGTTATGCCTGAACCATTAGACGGTCCAAACAAATCTCCTATAATTATAGATGTTAGCATATATCCAGGACATGGTACCCTTGATGGATTAAATAGTGATGGTTGGTCTATACAAACCTTAATAGATATAGGAAGACCAAGCTATCAGGTCAATGCAAATAACAACGTTGTTTTATACTGTGATGCATATAGTTATATAGACAATGATGGAACAAAACAAACTGAAGACTTAAACTTCACATGGAGATTTACAGCCGATGGATTAGGAAAAGCAATGAACGAGGTTGTAGGACAAGGGCCAGTATTAAGATTATATAATGTTCAGCAACAACAAAGAGGAAGATATACTTGTGAAGTATCAAATGAAAAAGGAACTTCGTTTAGTCCTACTGCCTTTATTAACCCTATTGGAGGATTATTACAAGAATTAGATGTTAATAATTTACCTACTGGAGATTACATAAGAGACGAAGACCATGATAATCAATTTACACAATTTGATGATTACTGGGACTATGACTTAGTAGAAAATAGATGGTTTTTTGCTACTTGGAGTGGAGATGCCTGGGTTGAAGGAGACGATTCAATATCTGGACCAATGAAAAAAGCAAAACCTGCACAACAATATAATGCGTTCGATAAACCAGTCGTAATAGCAGACTTACAAGATGCCGCAAATAAGGCAAGATTTGGGGTTAGTAAAAAATAATGGCAAATAGAGTAGACATATATAATCAAGAAGATATTAAGCTTATTCGATCCAAACCAATGTTTACAAACTTTGGTCGTATTGGCGAGCAAGATTATGTTGAATTACACGTTCTAAGCGGAGATAACGTATTAGAAAGTAATTACAATATTGATTCTTTTTCAGTAGATAAAAAAGATACTCTAAACTCTTCTCCAACAATTAAACTAAATATACACGATGATATACGGGATTTAGGATATAGATCTGGTAGGTTTGACGTCCAATACAACTTTTTTAGAAAAATAGTAGGTGATAACAATAATTCTTTAATAATAGATGAAATATCAAAATCTAGAAGGGAAATAAGGGTAAGGCCAAAAGACCCTGAAAACATGGCATTAAATGCAGAATTTTTAGCATTTGGTGACAAGTTAGGTGATGATAGTAGAGTAGACGTTGAAGTAGACTTTTGGAGCGATGTTGTATTAAACTTCGGTGAAAATGTTACTGCAACAGCTGTTAATTGGATGATTGACTATAAGGTATGGCCTGAATGGCCACACTCTATGGTTATTAAATTATACGAACCTCTACCAGAAGATTTAGAAGAAAAAGATGAGCTATGGATTGTAAAACCTATAGTTTCTTCAGTTCTAGAACCTATATTAGTAGAGTATGACGCTCCACAACCACAACCAAATATATTAGCACCGGCTGATTTTACTATACCTGTTAAATATGATACAGCTTCTCCTACAGGATTTGAGACAAATAACACTCTATTGGGAGTCCAAGAAGAAACTAAAAATAGGTTAAATAATAAAATTTTTAGTGGAAGTATAGGTGATGTAGATATAAACTTTGATTTTGAAATAGAAGGATATGATTTTTCTAATGTCGTTCATTTTGGAAGCGCTGTAAAAAGGCTTGAAAATTTTAAGCACAAACTTTCTTTGATAGAACACTATGACAGTGAAATACGATCTTTACAAGCAACAGGTAGTGCAACAGCCTCTTTTCACTTCGGTCAAA